GCAATCGGCACACCCGTGAGCTGTGCGTGTTCGAGATTAAGACAGGCAGCAAGCCAGCAAGCCAAGCGGACTGGGCAAACAGCAGCCAAACGCTGGGGTACAATGTAGTGCTGCAAGCACTTGGACTCACCGAGCTTACCCAGCCTGCGTACTATGTGAAGTACCTGTGCTATGATGCAAGCGGGCGCACCATGCAAATCATGGAGTTCACCAAGAGCCCTGCAGAGCGTGTAGAGTGGATAGCTTCCATCCTCATGGACATGGCACAGATGGATATGTATGCTGAGCACGGCATATGGCCTAAGCGGGGAGGTAGCTGCATGGACTGGTTCAGGCCGTGTGAGCACTTCATGACATGTGACCTCAGCACGGCTAGCCTTGCACCACCTGAGCATGGAAGCTACGAGAGCATGGGCTTGGATGAGGTGGACTTGGTGCTCACACTGGAGCAGTTGCTTGCCTTGCAGGAGTAACCTCCTGCACCCTCCACATGAATGTGTTGACCCTTTCCATTTTCTGTGTAATACTGACCTCACACAAACGGTACTACACCTTACAACATAACTTACAGTGAGCATACACCATGAACCTTGTACCCATAGCCTTTGAGCTTACAGAGCGCATTGACCTTGACGTACAGTGCCCAATCCTAGCAGCCACACAGGAGCTAGGGCTACCAGTCACCACTGTGGGCTACCTGCGCCAAGATGTGCGCACAGTCAGCGACCCAACCAAGATAAAGGGCATGAGCGGCTCTTGCTACACGCAAAAAGGTTGGCTTTCGCGAGGTACGAACCACCGCCTAGTTCCAGCCAAGCAAGGCCACGCAGGTGGCCGCAAGGTACTTGAAGGCGAAATGTGGATTTCCCGCGACATGGAGGAGCAGACATACTTCTTAGTACACGTTACACCCGAGCAGCTCTTGCAGCTCTTGGAGGCAACACGAGGCATAGCTGGCAAGCTAGTTGCAAGCAGCTTCCGCTACAGCGATGAGCCAATCTTAACCCTGCAAGTAGGAGGCTAGACCTTGCTAGACCTTATATTACCACAAGCCATAGGCTTCATACTTGCAGTACCTTTTATATACTTGATGGCGAGGGCAGCATGAAACTATCCCAAATGAAGGCAACTGAGCTGCCACAGAGCGTGTTCCTGTACGGTGCAGCTAAGACTGGCAAGACATACCTAGCTGGCCAGCTAGCAGAGCAGGGCTACAACCTGTTTTGGATTGACTTAGAGAAGGGTATCCGTACCCTGCAGAACAGCCTAAGCCCCGAAGCACAGGAGCGCATAACTTACCTTGCGCTGCCTGATACGCCACTCAACCCTGTAGCGGTGGCAACAATCGGCAAGCTGTTCGCAGCCCGCACCCCACTGCAAATCTGCCATGAGCACGGCAAGGTAGCGTGCACAGTTAAGGAGTGCAAGCAGCCTGAAGCGTTCACAGTGTTCGACCCCAGCAAGCTGGACAGTACTTGGGTAGTGGTGATTGACTCCATGACCCAGCTCAGTGATAGTGCAGGCTTCCATGCCAGCCAAGCCATGCAAGCTACCCTGATTGACAAGGCAGCCAAGATGGGCTTCGACGAGTACGGCTACCAAGGTATGCTACTCAAGAGCATCCTGTCCAATATGCAGCAAGCCAGCTTCCACCGCCTGTTCATTGGGCACGAGGACATTGTGGAGCAGACGGACGGCAAGGACACCATCTTCCCTGTGTGCGGTACTCGTGCCTTCTCCCGCCAAGCAGCTCGCTACTTCGACCATGTTGCGTACTTGTTCAGACAGAACGGTGCACACAAGGCAGCAAGCTCCACCAGCTACCGTGCAAACATAATGACTGGTAGCCGCTCGGCAGTCAGCTTGGAAACAGGTGCACAGCTCAGTGACCTGCTGCGTGGTACAGGCACAGTGGCTGCTAAGGAAGCTGTGCCAGCAGGGGCAGCCATGACAGCAGCACAGAAGCTAGCACAGAAGATGAAAGCCAATGCTAGTGCAGTACCCACCACAGGTGACAAGCCAGCTAGCTAGAACCCTCCTACAGTGCCTGCCTTGCAAGCCACCTTATAGGTGTGCCTGCCTTGCGGGTGCTGTGTGGGTGTCTCTACCCTAGAGCATCCTCGCATCTTACATATAGTAACGTGCACCTTAACCCGTACATATCGTACACAGCATAGAGAGAATCGTATCATGGCTACTAAAACTACCTTGACTCCAGAAGAAAAATTGCAACAGTTCAACGCCTTGTTGGAAGGCAACTGGGATGACGTGGAAACCTTACCTGAGTTTTCCTTGTGGCCTGTAGGCACATACCTTGTACGCTTCACCAAAGGCGTGCTTGACCGTGAGAAGGGCAGCGTCAACCTCAGCGCAGAACTGGTCTCCGTGATGGAGCTTGCCAATCCAGCAGCAGATGCAGGCAAAGAGCCAGCGGAAGGTGCACCGTACAGCGAACGCTTCTTCGGCAGCTTTGGCTTGGGCAAGCTCAAACGCTACTTCGGTGAAATCTCCGAAGCTATGGGTCACAGCGGTATCGTGGACTTCATTGACAACATTGGCGGCTTGGAGTTTGAAGCCACTATCGGCCAGCGTCCAGACCGTGACGACAAGACCAAGCTCTACAATGAAATCAAAGCGTTAGAGCTGCCAGCAGCTTAAGACCTGCACCCTCTAGCCCCTGCCAGCGTAATGTTGGTGGGGGCTTTTGCATTAACAGAGCCTACAAGCAAAGGAGTCCCTATGGCGCAGCACAACAGTTTAATGCTGGTAGTACACGCAAGAGACGCAAAGTACAGTGGCAAGATAAACACTAGCAACTTCAGCAAAGTGTACATACGCAGCGAGCAGTTCCACACTTGGACACAGGTGAAGGGTGAAGCACGCAAGCTGGGGTGCACAGCCATTGCCACCACTCAGTTCCCATTCTTCTTCACGCAGCTTGAGGGTACAGCAGACGCTAACTGCGGTAGCTTGCTTGAGCGCGATGGCTTGCAGGTGCTCCTGATACCTGAGCTTGCACGCACTTGGAAAGAGCCACACATGGTGTGGTACATAGACCGCTTGCTCCGTAAGCTCACGCACCCGAGAGAGTTCGTGCAGCCCACACCGTTCTTTTACACAGAAGTTACCTCAGCGCACACACCAGCTTGGCTGGACATTGCGAGCAAGGCGTTCCTGTGTGCAGTGGATATTGAGACTGTGCGCGGGGAGGAGGGGCTAGACCAGCAGCTCATCACCAGCATAGCATACACGCTGGCTACCTTGCGGCCTGACGGTAGCATAGCCACCAACACCTGTGCCATTGACTTCCTCAAGGACTGGCAGGGTGCGCTGCACTTCATGCGCGAGATGAACGCAACCGCTGTACCAAAGGTCATGCAGAACGGACAGTACGATGCCAGCTACTTCCTGCGCTTCGGTGCACCTATGCGGAACTGGTTCTACGATACCTACAACCTACAGCACTGTCTGTACTCTGAGCTTCCTGCGGACATTGCATACATGGCGCAGCTGTACTGCCTCAAGGTGCGGTACTGGAAGCAGATGGCTGGATACAATCGGCTAGAGTACAATGGCCGTGACGCGCACGTTACCCTGTGGGTATGGCTGGGGCAACTGCGCCACATACTGCAAGGCAAGCACCAGTACGCAATCCGCAACTACCTGCAAGAGTTCCCTCTTGTGTTCCCTAGCCTGCACTGTGGGCTTGAGGGCATACTGGTGGATGCAGCAGAGCGGGAACGGCTGAGTGCAGCAGAGCAGGAGAAGAAAGCCACTGCACTTGGCAGGCTGCAGTACGTGCTCGGTGTACCTAAGTTCAACCCAAGCAGCCCCAAGCAGGTAGGCACACTACTGGAAATCATGGGGCACAGCAGCGAGGACGGCACGGACAAGAAGGCCATGCAGAAGTTCGCAGAGCGGCATCCCCTGAACCTCCTGCTAGTGGAGCTTACGCAAGCGTATCGCAAGGCAAGTAAGGCTATCAGCACCTACTACGAGTTCCCGCTTATGAGTGGGCGTTTGCTCTACCAGCTAGACCCAGCAGGTACAGAGACAGGGCGCATGGCCAGCAAAGCCAGCAACTTCTGGGTAGGCACACAGATACAGAACATACCAGCGTACGCCAAGAGCCAGTTCATACCTGACAAGGGCTGGCTGTTCGGTAGCGTGGACGGTAGCCAAGCAGAGAGCAGGTGCACAGCGTACATAAGCCAAGACCAAAACCTCATGCACACTGTGGAGACTAGCCCTGACTTCCACTGTACGAACGCAAGCCTGTTCTTTGGCATACCATTCGCGCAACTCTACCAGCAGGAGTGTGTGCTAGAGGACGGCTCTGTACTAGAAGCTAAGGTGCTCCGCAAGGACATCCGCACCACAGCTAAGCGGGTGAATCACGGAGCGAACTACAACATGGGAGCGTTCACGCTGTGGGAAACTATGGGCACGAAGGATGTGTTCAAGGCAGCCCGCTTGCTTGGCTTGCCCCGCTACTTCGGTGCTATGGAAATATGTAGGCACTTGCTAGGATGCTTCAGCAACGCATACCCTGATATCAAGGGCAGGTGGTACGGTGAGGTAATCAGTGAGGTGTTAGCTACAGGCAAGCTGGTAGGTGCAACAGGCTGGACACGGAGAACATTCCTGCGCCCTAGCCCGCACAACAAGCCAGCACTGAACGCTCTAGTGGCGCATCCACCGCAGAGCCTCAGCGTAATGATTGTGAACAAAGTATTCTACAAGGCATGGAGGATGCAGATGACTACCCACACGGGCAGGCTGCGCATCAAGGCACAGATACATGATGAGGTGTTCTTCCAGTACAAGGAGGGGCATGAGTACATAGCAGAGGAAATAGGGAAGGTGTACCGAGAGGAAACAGTGCAAGTGCATGGCCGCACCATGCGGATTCCAAATGAGCCTAAGTACGGAGCAGCAAATTGGGCACTACTAAAAGAGTAACTTATGCCACACATACTACACAAATACCTACAGTTCAGGCAGCGCACAGAGAGTCCCACAACATTCCACCGTTGGAGCTTCCTTAGCTGCTGTGCTGCTGTACTGGAGCGCAACGTATGGTTCACAGACGGCGACAAGCAAATCTACCCTAGCATGTACGTCATGCTAGTTGGAAGTCCTGGAACTCGCAAGTCCGCAGCTATCAAGGGCTGCACTAAGCTGCTTGAGGAGAGCGGATACAAGAAGTTCTCAGCACAGAAAACCAGCAAGCAGAAGTTCGTGCAAGACCTAGCGGAAGCTAACTTGGGGGATGTGCTGGATGGCAAGACTGGGCTGTGCGACGCTACCTTCATTGCAGCAGATGAGTTCCTTGACTTCATAGGCGTGGGGAACATAGAGTTCACTACCCTGCTTACGCACCTGTGGGATAACCACAAGGCATACAAGGAGAGCTACAAGAACAGTACCAAGAGCTATGTGGAGCGACCGACAGTGAACCTGCTAGGCGGCAGTACGCCAGCGGGTTTGCAGACAGGGTTGCCAGCGGAGGCTGGAGGCACAGGGTTCTTGAGCCGTACCATCCTAGTGTATGGTGAGCCTAGCAATCAGAAGATTACATTCAGGAAGGTGGCCACAGAGGCAGAGAACGCAGAGTACCTTGAGTTCTTCCAGCAGCTAGGGCAACTGAAGGGTGAGATGTTCTACACATCTGAAGGAGCTGACCTGCTGGATAGTATCTATCAGGAGAGCACGCCACTGGATGATAGCAGGCTCACCTTCTACCATGCTCGCAGACTGGAGCACTTGCATAAGCTGTGCATCATAATGGCTGCCCTGCGGGGTAAGCTCACAATCTGTGAGGAGTGCGTCATGGAAGCCAATACCATACTCACCTTCACGGAGGAGCACATGAGCAAGAGCTTCGGTGAGTACGGCAAGAGCAGGCACGCTGAGGCTACGCAGAAGATTATAGCCTTCATGGAGGCAGCCAACAGGCCAGTCTCAGCTGACGAGATGTACAAGGCTTGCAGCCAAGACCTAGAACGGTACGCTGATATCTTCCTCATACTACAGAACCTACAGCGAGCGGAGCGCATCATATGCTCCCACAAATCCTTCATCCTGCGCAAGACCAGTAAGAATGACCGCAGGAAGTACACACGCTTTAAGCTATACATAGCGGAGAATGACTACTATGAACAATACGAAGCCGACCAGCAGCAGCTCAGTGAGCTGCTCGGAACAGCAACGCAGCCCCACGGGCTGGATAAAACTTAGCTCAGGTACGCTGCCTGATGAGGGCAAGGTAGTACCCATCATGGCCTACTTCGGTAGCTGCTTGCGAGAGTTCGCAGGATACTGGGTATCACCACCTACACCTGAACCAACCGAAACTGAGGCCGAGCCTGAACCTGCAGCTCCTGAGTGGCGCACAAGCAGCGGTAACAAGCTCACTTGGGTAGAGGCTTGGTACAGCGTACCAGCTTACATTCCACCCCACATACGCTAACAACCAACCGACAAGAGTACATAACATGAAGCACATCCTGATTGCATACACCCTAGCTATACTGTTCATGGTTGGCTTAGCCTTCACACCCACAGGGGGGCTGCTCTATGATGCCCTGCTTGGGTACGGAGCTGTAGCCTTCATAGGCACAATCTACCTTGCCCTTACTCTGCTTGTCTGCTTGCTGTATGTGGCGCTAACCTATAAGCGGAGCTAGCTATGGGAGCACACAGTCACCAAGAGCTGTGCCTGTTACCATGTGGCACACTCAAGCTGCTGGCTTGGAAGTACAAACTAAGCTATGCAAGCGTGTCCAGACTGCGGTCACGGTTCTACTTATTTGATGAGCTGGAGCTGGAAGCTCTAGTATCTGCGCACACCAAGCTACTGCACAAGAAGAAGGGCTTCCTAGCCCGCACCTATTTCCCTGATATTCACCCACCCGTACCGCAATCCACACACGGTACAATACCAAGAGGTTACACACCATGAGCAACATACCACACACGCTATCTTCCGCTATTGTACCGCGCAGCTTGTATGCACTAGAGCAGAGCATACTAGGCTGGGCACATGAGCGCAATCTTATCAAGGGCAGCACCTGCAGCAAGCAGCTAGCCAAGACCTGCGAGGAGTTCGGAGAGCTGGCAGCTGGCCTGAACAAGGGCAAGCACGCTCTCATCAAGGATGGTGTAGGTGACGTACTGGTCACACTCATCATAGCCAATGGCTGCGCAGGCGGCGAGTACCTGTTCAGCTCAGAGGATGCAGGCAATGGCTGGGCTATTGTAGGACAACCTATGCTGGCCAGCGAGAGCAGCGACGTAGTGCTCAGCTTGCTGTATGAGCTGGACTATGTAGTAAGTCACGCAACTCATGATAGCTGGCGTGTAAGCGTCATGTTCGATATGATTCGCTGGCTAGTGGTTGCAGCCCAGCGTGCTGAGTGTTCACTTGCTGAGTGCTTGCTCACAGCTTGGCTGGAAATCAAAGACCGCAAGGGGCGCATGGTGGATGGCGTATTTGTTAAGGAAGCTGATTTGCCCACCAGCCCCCAGCAGGAAGCTCCTGTACCACCTGACCACAACTGCTAGGAGATTGCCATGAGTCCTGAAACACAGCAAAAATTAGAGCAGCTCAATGCACAGTACCCGCACCTTATGTTCACAGCAAACGGAGAAATCTTTTGCGTTGCGGACATAGTTCGGTTAGAGTGGGTAGCAGACAACGCAGGCACTAAACGGCTGCGTATGTTCCCCACAGCTGGTAGCCCAGCCTTCATACTCTCTCAAGCAGAGAGCCTAATAGGTTACAACAAGTGGCTTGCAGAGCACAGCCTATGAGCAAGCACGGAGAGTTCCTACAGGCTATGCTGGAGTATGCAGAAGCGCGTGGCTTGCAGGTAGCGCAAGTGGGAATTGCCTTTCGGGGCAAACGACATGATTACTGCATAGTAGATGACGACTTACAACCTTACGACTTACAACCAACAGAGAGTACTAATATGCAAACAATCAGAAACCCTAAGGGCGCACTGTCCCAGCTTATTGCAATGATGGCTGCCTCGCCAAGTATGCAGCCTGAGCCAGCCTTTTCCCCAAGTCCTGTAACCAGCACCTTGAAGCGCAAGCACCACACCAATGGCGGAACTCACAAGCAGAACTTGCGTGCAAGCAAGCGCAACGGCAAGCAGTACAAAGTTCGTAAGCAAGCCTAACCACAGCCTGCCCGCCTTGTGCGGGCTACAACCCACAGTAGAGAACAAATCATGAACACACAAACAACTCGCCCACAATCAGCAACAGAGTTCCTAGCCACCGCAGCCAGCACGCTAGGCGAACGCGGCAAGCAGTACGACCCAGCAGGCAAGCAAGAGCGCAGCATGACTGCAATTGTGCAAGCCTTCAATGCTATCTACCCCCACAACCTCCTCACAGTCCACATGGGCTGGCAATTCATGAGCTTGGTCAAGATGGTACGAGGTGCAACTAAGCCTCACGCAGATAGTGCACTAGACCAAGTGGCGTACGCTGCCCTAGCTGCGGAGTGTGTGGCGGAGCAGTTGAACCAGCCTGCTGCACTCTGCGAAGACGAGGGCTGCCCACATCACGGTACTCCACACGTATGTGTAACTTCTGAAGTGAGCTATACCTCCCTACAAGTAAGCAACCAAGCGCTGGCTGAGGAGCTAGGCAAGTGCCAGCACTGGGCAGGTATACAGTCCCAAGAGCTGAAGCATCTCACAGATAAGCTGGCTGCCCAGCAGGAGCTTCTTAGCGTAGCACAGCACAATGCCAACTTCTACTTCGACAAGACCAATAGCTGCATAGCAGCTAACGAGTCTATGACAGCAAAGTTCCAAGCAAAGTTCCAAGCAGAGCGTAAGGCTAACGTAGCAATGCACGAGGAAGTTACTAGCTTGCGTGGCGAGGTGCAGGAGCTAGCAGCCTTAGCAGAGTATCGTGACAATCGTAATGCTGAACTCTGTGCAGAGCTTGAATCCCAGCGTGGTAAGTGCATTGCACAAAGCTCGCGTATCAGCGAACTACAAACTCTAGTGGATAACTTGCGCAGCTCGCTGGCACAGGCTACCAAAGAAGCTCCTTGTGCACACAACACAGATGAACCTAAAGCTCCACGCCCTGAGTACGTTGACCCTTATGACAGCCACGGTGACATACGCTCCACTAAGCACCGCTTGGTAGGTGACCGTGACCCAGCTCGTGGTGGCCTAGCTTACCCGCAAGGCAAGCCACTGTAGCCCACAAACAAGAAAACCCCCGTAAGCCTAGTGCCTGCGGGGGTTTTTTATTGCCTAGAACTCAGGCATACTATCTTGTGCAGGCTCTGCCTCCTGCTCCTCACTGTCTTGGTCATAGCTCCATGCTGTCTTGTCCGCACGCTCCTGCATCAAGCGGTTGTATGCACGGCTGGTAGGGTTGTCTCCCTGCATCTTGAGCCTGAACTGCTCAACACTCCCCTGACTTGCCTGCCCCATGTTGCGGCTGAAGAACTGGTGGAAGTTCTCAGGCGTACCTCCTGCGCTACTGTACTCCGAGAAGAAGTTCATGTAGCTCTCATCGCTCACACCATTATCCCCCTGTAGCTGCACCCGCACCCGAGCACCTAAATCCGCAAGTGTCTTGGCTTGCTCCTGCTGGTAAGCTGTGCGGCGGTAGTAGCTATCAAGCAGAATTGCTTCTGTCTTGGGCTTGCCACCTAGCAGCCTACCTCCCATAGCAGCAAAGTTGAAGCCTGCATCAGGGTCGTAGCCATTGTAGTTGCTATTCAGGAACACTGGAGTGCCCTTGT